AGTATTTATACATTCCTTTAGCTATAGTAAATAGTACAGTATGATCAGTATGACAATCTTTTTCATCATGAGTTAATATATCAAATCGTTTTTCAAAGTCCATTAAATTGTAGAACTTATCTTTAACATTATCAAATTCTGTTTGTAATTGTCTTTGTGAAAATTTTAAATTAATATCTTCAGCAGTTTCTCTACCTTCTCCATATATAGATGATAATTGCCTTAGTTGTTCTCTATCTGCATCAGTTGTTTCTTTTATAAATTTTTCTGTCATGTTTAATGTAGGACTTTGTTTTCTCTTTGATATATGTTCCTTTAATCCATCTATACCGCCGCTTTGTTGTCTAACTGCTTTAAACTTTCCATCAACTTCTTCAACTGCAACTCTTACGCTTTTAAATCCTCTTTGTTTTACGTCTGGTACTGAATATCTATTTATAATGTTTATTTTGTCTGGGTCAGTAGTAACATATTCTGATTCAAGTAACTCAACTAAAAATAACTCGTTATCAGTTACTGCTTCTCTACCAAGTAACTCTATTGTTTTGCCAAGACCTTCTCCAGCATTTACTTTAGTTGTTGCTTTATCAAGAACTCCAGACATAACATATCGACCACCACGACCAGTACTATCAATGTTCTTAATATTCATTCGTAGATACCTTTCAACAACTGCTTCAACTGCTTGTTCTTTTTGAAACATAACAAACATAACTTCAGTCGGTTCATATCCTTTATTTTTAACTAAATCTTCTGCTGCTTTAAGTGGTTTATCTGTTCCCATAGTTACGTCTTGTATTATGTTAAATTTTTCATCTGATGCTTCTTCTAATAGTATCTTTGCCAGTGTTGATGATTCTTCGTGAATAACATTTGCAGCTTCATATCCAAACAATCCTGTTCCACCTATATTTGTTTCTGCAACTATTGCTTCTCTTATGTCATTTAATGTTTCCTTATCAAATACTTTATCAACAAAATCTTCAGCTATATCTGGATGAATACTTTTAAGGTGGCTAAACACTGGATGTGTTTTCGTAAGTCTACTACCTGCACCTTTAACTCCACCATTAATAAATATGTCAGTCATATCATCGTTAAATTTTCTATCTACTTTTGTTGCGTATTTATTAATTATGATTCTTGTCTTCATATAATCTGGGTTAACAATAATGTAGTTGTCAATATCATATCCTTGATTTTTTAAGTTATATGATTTACCAGAAGATGGAAGACCACCAGCTACTAATTGCTTACCTTCTCTTCCTACTCCACCAGCTATTTCTTCTTCTAAATAACTTTCAATAATCTCATCAAATTCTTTTATCTTGGCATTTGACCATACTATCTCTGGTTTGCCTTTTGATACTGACCATTCCCATTTGCCATACTCATTTTGAAATTCTTTTTTATTACCAACAAGTTTATCGAACTGTGATTTAGATTGTGTAGCTTTTTCTGGTAATTTTGGTGGTTGATGAAATTGTCCATCATCTTCTAAGAAATTCATAATACCTGCTTCATCTTCAAAAAATGTTTTATATTGCATATTAAGATTTATCCTGCCTTCATCTGATAAATCATCTAACGCTTTAATTCCCAACTCTCTTACATCTGGTGGATTCCTTAGCTTTTGAACACGTGTCCTAACTTTCCTTGATACAAGTCTTGGGTCAACACCAGTTTTTAATGCTATTTTATTTAGTTTTGGTAAGTTACCAGCTGCTTCGTTTATTAACTTTTCTGGTACACCATTAGCAGCTGCAAGTCTTCTTAATCTATCTTCTCCTGTAAACCATCCCAATGATTTACGTTCTATAAAAGATTCAGTTCTAATTCTTTCTGCTTTGTACTTAGCAGCTCTTTTTTTTGATAATGCAGCTCTTCTTGGACTTCCATTTTTAGCCCAGAACTTAGCTTTTGTTTTATTTGTTCTTTCTAATTTTTTTAATCTACGTATTTTACTTCTACGCTTTTCGTTCTCTGCATCCTTAGTATCTTTAGGTGGTGTGCTATAACCTTCAATATACATTTGTGCCGAGTGTGTACAGTTAGGATGAAATAAACCTTTTCCTTTAGCGTGTTCAACTGTTTTGTATTCATGGTATTTTTCTGGTATCTTTTCTAAATCGTTTGTAGTCCTTAATATCTTCCCTTCCCATTTTCTACATAGACTACATTCCATTGGACTGTCAGTAATCCAAACTAAATATTGACCAGCATCTTCATATCTATCGATAGAACCTTGAACTTGTGCATTACCAGCAATAGTTCTGATTGACGTTTCAGCATAAGCATCTATCCCCATCTTCCTATTGCCAACGTTTACATGCTTTATACCTTGTGATAATAAAGATTCAGTTGCTTGTTCAACTGCTTGGTCTAATGGTATTCCTTGTACAACTAATGCAGCTGCTGCTTCTGTTGCTTCTGAATAGGCATCTTTAACTGAACGTGTTATATCTAATTTGTTTACTCTGTTGTGAAATCTATTTATGATTCCATCCACTAAAGCATCCATTGAGTATTGCGCCAAGTCTTGGAAGCCTGCGCCTAAGTCTGGTTGTATTCCAGCTGATAATAACTCGGCAGCTGCGGATTGTTCTCCCATAGTGTAAGCAATATCAACTGTTGTCTTTAATGTATTGTCAAAATCTAATGAAGCGGACATAAACTTTTTCTCTGTTAGGTCAGCAAGTGTTTTAAAAGAATCTTGTTTGAACTGTAACCAAGAAGTAATACTTCCTTGATAGTCTTTACCATCCATTAATTCTTCTGCGGTTAGATTAAGGAGATAATCGTTTATATCTCTAAATATTCCTGCTTGTGTCTCGACTAACTGTTCGTTTGTTGCTGGGTCATATACCATGTCATTATGGTAACTCTAAAACATCTTCAACGCTGTTATCAGCTAAATTAAAGTTAGTTGCTATTCTCCAGACTTCTTGTGCTACTTCTTCTTCTGTCATTTCTGGATTAAGTAATCTGACCTTTGTTTCAAGTGATGCTGCTTGCGCTCTATGTAATGTTTCAATAACTGTTGATGCTTCTTTTACATCTTGTTGTACTGAATCCTGCCATTCAACTCTTGGTTTAATAGGTACATATTGTTTACCGAATATTTCTGTATCTAGTATCTGAATCTTTTCTAATATCTCTTCAAGTGGTTGAGTCCAGTATCTTTGCTTCTTACCTTGTGTCGTAAATGATTTACGTTCACGCAGCTTTAATGCAGTTCCAGATTCA